ACCACAAACAACAAATAATGATGGTGTTGTAAATATTCATAATTTAGAAAGTGGTTCACTTGGTATGTTAGGATTACCTACATTAGTAAGAATCAATCAACATGACCCAAGAAGTGAATTTAGTAATTTATATGCAACTGCAAGTATTACCTTTGGTGGTATTACTTCAGATTTTACAGATTTAGTACAAGTTTTCGTAAGTAGTTCAAGAGAGAGTGAACACAACGAAGAGAGAATGCCGTTCTATACCAGTTCGTTAAGTATCTCTACAGCAAATGGATATGGTGATAATCCAAGATATAGAAGTAATGGAAATTATCAATATAGTAGTTCATTTGTTGCATCAGAACATCAGAGTATAGCATACGATACTACATTGTTTAGGGCATTCTACAAAGGACAAACATTAACAAAAGACAATACTATAGATGGAAAAGAGCCAGTAGAAGTAACTGTAACATCACCAACCAGATTAGTAACACAAGATTCTGGTGAATCCAAACTAAAAGTGGATTAAAAAGTGAGTGATGTTATATTTATATATGAACTCAAACATCTTAGTTCAAATCAATAGGAGTAAAAAATGGGATTTTTAAATAATACAAGCGTAACGGTAGATGCTGTATTAACCAAAAAAGGTCGAGAGTTATTAGCAAGAGGACAAGATGAGTTTAAAATCACAAAGTTCGCACTTGCAGATGACGAGGTTGATTACAGATTATGGGACACCGCTCATCCTAATGGTTCAAATTATTATGGTAGTGTTATCGAGAACATGCCAATATTGGAATCATTTGTAGATGAAAACCAAATAATGAGATTTAAATTAGTATCTCTACCAAAGAATACAGCAAAACTTCCAATATTGGAAGTACCATCACCAACATTGGTGTTTAATGGTCCAGGCGTAACACAAGTTGTTTCACCTAATACAAGAAATGGTAGTGATTCTGAAGCAGGATATAGTTTTACATTACATGATGCTACAATTGCAAACTTAACACCAGTTGTACAGAAGAAAACTATCAAAAGAAAGAAACGAAGACCGTTTCCTGCATTATCTGCTGCTGATATCGAAAGAAATCCAGCACTACTACAAATTCAAAAAGAACTTGAAGAAGATTTAGTAGATATAGCAGTAAATGTTGGTGCTACTACACCAGTATTTTTGAACGAAGAAGAAAGAAAGCGTTCAATTACAATACAAGGTGAGTCAGTAAATCTAGTCTCTCGTTCTGTAACTGCTGATACTTCAACAAATTTAACAGTAACAGGTCTATCTACTGGAGCAACATTTAATGTGGCAGTAACCATCAAGGCAGACCCAAGTACATTATAAGGAGTAGGAGATGTCAGTATTTACACAATTCGATTTTGATAATGATGTAGTTGAAAATCAGAAAGTAAAGGTATCAAGTGGTATCTTTAGTGGTGGAACAGGTACACTAACCGCGTTCTACACTGCATCAGCACAAACCGCAACAGGTTCCTTTTATTCAGTTTATCACCAAGACCCAGATGATTCATCTACATCATCTACAGCTGAAGTCCAATTTGATATTGGTTTTGCCCATTTCTTCGGTAGTGGTTCTGCTGGTAACTTATTAGCAACCAAAGGTGGTACAAATGGTAACAGAGAAACAGCAGCAAATTACAGACAATTTGCAAATGTTCTTTTACCACCTGGAACTGAGAAGTTTACTTTCACAGGTGCACCAAGTGAATCAAATGCATTTTATTTCGTTGCATTCAATCGTGCTCGTATGAGAGAAAAGATTGACCCAGGTAATTGGGAACTAAGACTTGGTAACGGAAAATTTATTGACGATAGTGGAGCAACAACAAATCCAACAGTCAATGAGGGTGGAAGAGTATTTAATATTGTTAGTGGTTCACTTGAGACAGGAACTGGAGTAATTAATACAGCTGCAGCATCAGAAACTGGTGGTGGAATTGGATTATTTTATCCAGATTTAGGAATCGCATTATTTAATGCATCACAAATAGATGGTGGTATTGTAGGTATTAACAGTGGATACAACCAAGATGCATTTGCAGATAATGGTGGAAAATTCTTCCAAAAGATTTCAGATGGTCAGTTGTTCCAAGTTCGTAGAGAAGAAGAAATTAGTTCTACTAATTATTTCTGTAGGGTAACTAACAAGAAATATAACTTTAGTGCAAATCCAACATTCTTTACTGGTTCAGATGGTGCTCTTACTAATGCAACATTCTTCAAAGACCCTAAAGTGTATATTACACAAGTTGGTCTTTACAACGATAACAATGAATTGTTAGCAGTTGCAAAATTAAGTAAACCTATTCTCAAATCATACTCAAGGGAAGCTATTATAAAAGTCAAACTTGATTTCTAAGGGTAAACGATGTTAAAAACCATTGACCCATCAGATAAGTCAATAAGACCTTTTAAGGCACACAAAAATTTCACTCTCACTAATAACGATAGTGGGAGTGGACATTTTGTTCTTCGTGCTGTAAGTGGTTCTACATATAACTTCTTAACAGGTAGTGCACATTCACAATCAATTGGTGATTACATTCCATCTGCCAGTGTATTCAGACATGGTACTTTTTATGATATTCCAAATTACTTTATGGTTAAAAACATTTATTATGAAAACGATAACCCATATCGTACATATGGAAAAACAATCAATAATAAAAGAGAACTTCATGGTGAGGCAAGATTGTTTAGTATACCAAGAGAGTTATTTGGTGAAGAAGTAAAACCAGGTAGTGTAGAATTAGAAGTTACTACAGGTGGAGTTACATATGATTTGCGTGATGATAGTGATGGAAATATTTATGATTTTGCACATTCTGCTAGCTATGCTGCTTACAAATCAAGTTCATTTGATAGAACACAAGGAGTACAATCAAATGGAAGTGGTTCACAAGTTGGTAATATATTCTACGAACATGGAGTTATCGTATTAACAGATACAGGTTCGTTAGTGAATGCAGGAGCAAAAAGAAATGGAACGGGTACAGATTACGAAGGTCATAGTTTAAAATATAAAGCAACAAGAACAATATACGAGTATGAATATACAATTACTTTAGAACCAAATGAATTTAACCTAAGTACTAACAGAACAACCACAGAAGGTTTGAGTGGTAGTTTAGGTATTGCTGCGGGTACTAAAGATATTTATAAATTCTTACCACCAGGTGACCAACCAACAAATGGTACTGGTAGTTTTAAAGAATTTTACAATCCAACAACAGAACTGCAAGGGTTCGTATCTCATTCGGAATTTAAACCATATTTAACGAGTGTTGGATTATACAATGATAATAATGAATTGTTAGTGGTTGGTAAATTAGCACAACCTGTAAAACTAAAACAAGATTCACCTTTATCAGTTGTAGTCAGATTTGATGTGTAACACATAATTATTTTTATATATATTATATTTATTATTGAACTAAATTAAGGCTACACCATACCTGCCAAAGTTCAGCAGGACGATTATAAACAACATATAAAGGAAAATACTCATGAAGAGGATTTTAAATTGGCTCTTGTTATTGGGCTTTGTCGGGATGGCCACCGCCCAAGAACCAATCATAAGGGTTAAACAAATAGGAACATGGTCTACACCAGCGATGTGGTGGAAAGGCTCGGTTACACAAGATTTAGATGACTTCTTGGCACA